GACACCCTACGAGAAGATCTACATCGTTAGATCTCTTGTAGCGACCAGAGAGATTGGTTTCCTGCCTGGAGATCATGAGGATAAGTCTTCACTCTACCAGATTCCATATAAGAATATGGTAAAGTATATGTTTGAGTTACCAACTGAAGCAGACTTTGAGATGCTTTATGGTAATCTTAAAACTCAAGGGACAATTTCTTTTTGGAGTACTTCTTTTATTCGTGGTACAACTCTTGACAATTGCATCATCATTGTTGATGAATTCCAAAACTTGAATTTCCACGAACTTGATAGTATAATTACAAGAGTTGGTGAAAATTCAAAGATCATGTTCTGTGGTGATGCCACTCAGTCTGATTTGGTTAAAACAAATGAGAAGAATGGTATTATTGATTTCATGAGAATCCTGCGTATGATGCCTTCAGTTGATTGTATTGAATTCGGCGTAGAAGACATTGTACGTTCTGGTCTTTGTAAAGAATACCTTATTGCTAAATCTGATCTGAATCTATGAATTTTATTCATCATAATTATCTCGGTGAAATTGAGTTAGAAAAGAAAGAAACAAATGGCATCCGTCTCTATAACCTTCCCAATGGAGACTGGGTGCCTTCTATCACATCTGTAACTTCTTTTTATAATCGACAAATCTTTGCTGACTGGCGAAAGCGAGTTGGTATTGAAGAAGCAAATCGTATCACCAAGAAAGCAACTACAAGAGGTACTGACTTTCACGAGGTAGCACAGGATTATCTACTGAATAAAGAACTTGATTGGAACAATTATCTTCCAGCATCTAAGTTTATGTTTCATCATTTGAAACCAGAACTAGATAAGATAAATAATATTCATGCTATCGAAAGAACACTCTACTCAGAATACTTTGGATTGGCAGGTAGAGTCGATTGTATTGCAGAATATGATGGAGAACTCGCAGTCATAGACTTTAAAACTTCAGAAAAGATCAAACCAGAAAAGTGGATTGAGAACTATTTTGTTCAAGAAATGTTTTATGCATCAGCATACTATGAGATGACTGGTATTCCCATTAAGAAGTTAATTACTTTGATGGTTACCCCTGGTGGTGAGGTCAAAGTATTTGACAAAAGAAACAAAGGGGATTATATTAAGTTATTAGTTCAATATATTAAAGAATTTGTACATCACAATACTGGGACAAAGAATGGGGAATGAACTAGAAAAAGAATTAGAAAAAAAGTTTTTCTGTCCATCCAAATTCGCACAAGAGATTGAGCATCTTGTTCAACATAATGTAGAGATGAACTATATTGATGCTATCATTCACTTCTGTGAACAAAATAGTGTTGATTTGGAATCAGTTCCTAAACTGATCTCTAAACCATTGAAAGAAAAATTAAAGTATGAAGCAATGGAACTTAATTTTCTGAAGAGGAGTTCCAGAGCGAAGTTACCACTTTGAGGAATGATGCCCTTTGATGCTTATAAACAATATCTTTCTCTGAAGAATCACTTCACGAAAGATAAGTATGATTATCACAAGTATTGTGGTAAGAGTCGTGCGACTGTTCAATCATTCTATAAAAGAAAGGATAGATTTTGGTTTGAAAAGTTAGCACGAAATAAGTCTGATCAAGAAGTTATTGATTTCTTTATTTCAAACTTTATTACCTGCACGGATCCAAGTAAACTTTGGATAGGAGAGATGATACGTGAAGGTGAAGACAGATACACTTCATGGAAGAAAAGAAATCAGTCACTCACGTATATCTTTAAAGAAGAAATTGAAACTCTCTTTGCTGATAACAATTTCGATTCCATGTTTGCAAGAGATGGATCACGTCATCCACAGATTCTCAAAGAATATTTGAGAGGTGCAGTATCTATCGAGACTATGGTTATTCTTGATAGAATACTTGGGTTCAGAAAAGACTGGGACAATAAGTTATCTGACCCAGTGTGGGAAACTGTTAGTATGAGAATTAAAAAGTATTCTCCTTTCCTACATATAGATGTATTTCGTTACAAAAATGTTCTTAAAGAAATTGTTTTAGGAGAGAAATGAGTTTCTTCGATTCAGATGTTGTCCGTGCAGAGATGACAGAAATTAGTGAACTACAAGAAGACGTTTATAAAAATGTCTTCAAGTTTCCAACAATGACAAAAGAAGAAAAACTTTTTCATGTAGGCATGTTAGAGCGACTTCTTGAAAAACAAAAAGTCCTTTATACTCGTTTGAGTTTGTCTGATGATCCTGAAGCAAAGCAGATGAAAGAACGCATCACTGAATCTGCAACAATGATGGGTCTTCCTAAAGATGTTGATATGAATATTTTATTCAACAACATGTCCAAAATGCTGGATGTGATGAAGGAACAGATTGACAAGACAGGTTCTGACCTGTAGAATAACGAAGTACACAAAGGCCAAATCCGTACAAAATCCGAGGTAATCCTAATGTCTTTTGCAAATCTTAAGAAGCAATCTTCTCTTGGTTCACTGACTTCCAAACTGGTTAAGGAAGTTGAGAAGATGAATAATACTGGTGGCGGTGGAGATGACCGTCTCTGGAAACCTGAAATGGATAAGACTGGCAATGGTTTTGCAGTCATTCGTTTCCTGCCCGCTCCTGAAGGGGAAGAACTTCCCTGGGCAAAGATGTACTCCCATGCCTTCCAAGGTCCTGGTGGTTGGTACATTGAGAACTCTCTGACTACTATTGGTCAGAAGGATCCCCTTGGTGAATACAATCGTGAACTGTGGAACAGTGGTAGCGATGCAGACAAGGATACTGTGCGTAAGCAAAAGCGCAAGTTGTCCTACTATGCCAACATCTATGTTGTGCAAGACAAAGCAAATCCACAGAACGAAGGTAAAGTATTCCTTTATAAGTTTGGTAAGAAGATCTTTGACAAGATCATGGAGTCTATGCAACCTGAGTTTGAAGATGAGACTCCCATCAATCCTTTTGACTTCTGGCAGGGTGCTAACTTCAAACTGAAGATCGTCAAGAAGGATGGTTACTGGAACTATGATAAGTCTGAGTTTGATCGTGTGTCTCCTCTGCTGGATGATGACGATGCAATGGAAGCAGTTTGGAAGAAGCAATATTCTCTCGCTGCTCTGACTGCTCCTGATCAGTTCAAAACCTATGAGCAACTTGAGACTCGTCTGAAGATGGTTCTGGGTCAGAAGTCTTCACGTCCTCGCTACGATGAAGAGACTAATGATGAAGATAATGATCGTGGTTCTTACACTCCTGACTTCTCTTCCCGCTCACAGAAGTCTGAACTTCCTGAAGACCTGAGTGCTCAACTGAACAACTTGAGTTCTTCTAAGTCTGATGAAGATGAAGATGATGCACTGTCCTACTTCCAGCGTCTTGCTGAAGAGTGAACTATAATCAAATCTGCCTCACACTTTTAGTGGTGGCAGCATATGTGAATCTCCTATTCAAATAGTCTAATATTATCAGCAGTCTTCAAGGTTCTACTCTTATACTGAGTGGAACCTTTTTTATATGTCATCATATCTTCTATATCATCTCTTACAACACTAATATATTTTGATTTGAGTAGGAATATATTTCTCTTATCGTTCTCTAATTCACTTTCATATTCATAATTTGTCACTGCTCTGACTGGACTTGTGTTAATGAGTTGTTTCAATCTAGAATCATAATATGAACATGTATAGTTTGATTCTACCTGTAAACCTGCAGGAACAATAACTGCACCACTAGTATTTTTTACTTCGTTAGTTTCGTAATGATGAATACCACCATATACAGTTTCAGAATCCCCATATTTTTCTATAAGATATCCTTCAAAATCAGTCTGAGTAAGTGGCCATTCAGTTTGAATATTGATAATATTATTACAAACAAGAACTAACCAATCTAGGTTGGAATCATTATAGAATTCAAAGGCAACATTATCAGGTCTATCATTACCTTTGATTTGATACTTAGTGAAGAACGCAAGATTTTGAAAAATATCTTCACGAAGAATTCCTCTTTTGAAGAGATTCTTTACAGTAATGTAATCTGATATCTTAGCATCAGGAAGTCTGCTAACATATTCAAAATTTGGAATCTGACTAAAGTAATTTGACATTTTTAGTAACCTATGTTTGTATCATCAAATTCGTTATAGTCATCATTAAAGATTGGTTCAAGTTCACTAAATGCAAGAGTTAATTCATATGAGACCATTGCACCATCATCAAAGGTTGCATAGTTTCCTTCTGGTGTGTAGTTAACTGCAACTGATTGCAACGCGCATTCTTTAATTCTATTGATAAATTTATTATCCTCATTTTTATGTAGGTATTGAATTCTAAAGGTATTTGGAGATTTCAAGAAAAGATTTGAACTACTTTTCTGAGGAGCAGATCCTTGTTTAAAGAATCTTAAGATTCTAACGATTCGAGCAGATTCTTCTTTACTTCTAGCACTTAATTTAAATTGAAAGGAAAACTGTCTCAATGCTGGTCCTTGGAATAAAAGTTCCATGTTAGGATTGATAACCGCTCCAGTTGTTCTTGTTAACAACTGACCACCAACACCTACAGCAGCACCAGCAAATGCGTTTGCAATTGCAGTCTTTGTTTCTCCTGCGTTTGATGATATTGTGTTTGCAATATTTTGTGCTTCCTGAAACATGTTAGAAAATCCTTCTTGGATTCCTGTTAACGCAAGAGCAGCACCAGCTGCTTCAAGTGCATTCATTTTTTGTCCAGACCAT